GTGAGGGGAATCCTTCTCGTGGCAACTTGTAAAACTTGAATAAGCAAATGAAAACTCAACCCCGATCCCTCAAGAGTGCGGTAGGCGATACCGACGCGCTGATTCATTTTGGGCAGGAGTTGAAGGCGAAAGCCGAAGACCCGTATAAGTTTGAGCGGGCATACCTCGTTTTGTTCACCGGTCCAGAAGATCCCGATTTGGCCGGTGACTACTTCGACGCAAAGACGGATTTCGGATCTCATACGAAGACAGATATGTACTACGATCACGGCCTAGACGACACGGTAGGCAAAGAGGTCGTAGGCACTGCGGAGATGGGTGTAGACGCGAAGGGTGTTTGGCTTGATGCTCAATTAGATCGGGCGAACAAGTACGCAAAGGACATCGCGAAGCTTGGAAAGGCCAAGAAGCTAGGATTGTCCAGCGGAACCGCTTCTCATTTGGTGGCACGCGAGCCTATTACGGATGCGGCGGGCAAGACTATCGCTAACCACATTACAAAGTGGCCTCTTGGTCTTGATGCCAGTTTCACACCGACGCCATGCGAGCCAAAGACGAGACCGGATATTATGCCGATCAAGGCTTATGTTCATCAGTCCTTCAAGGCTTTGACTGAGGGAATGGAAGGGGATCTGGATGAGAGTTCGGCGCTTACGAATACGGACTTAGGCACTTACACTTATCCGGTTGCGCCAACACTCGGGCATACGATGTCATCCAAGATGGCGACAGAGCACGGGCGGTTAGTTCATCAGCTTTACCGGAACCGGACGATTTCGACGCCCGATTACAAACACATTTCTGACGGGTTCGCTAATTGTGTCCGCACCTTCCATACGGGCCTAAATGAAGACATGGCCGGTCGCACTTGCGATCAGTGGGACGATTACGACGCTCAGTACAAGGCGATGGGTCCAGGCATGAAGACGGTCGGAGATGCCTTACATGGCGCTATAACCCGCGCTTACAACGCCGGAGCGGATCACATGATGACCCGCGGCTACATGACGACTCAGGAACACAAAGACGCGGGCGATCACTTTGCGAAGTGCCGTGATGAGTATATGGGCGGTATTGACGACTCGGTTAAGAACCGGACGCTCAAAGAGAACGGCACAAGCTATGCCGATATTAAAAGTTTGGATTCCGCTGAGGGTCATGGCCCGACGCTTGAATCTCAGGTTGGAACGTTGCTTGCTGACATTTCAATCATTCAGGGGAAGGCACTCCCCCTTAAAGACCGATTCGAATCGGTCAAGAGTGTTCGCGCCGAAAAAGGGCGGGGTCTTGGTCCCAAAGCCTGCGGCCACATCGAAGAAACAGCGAATGCACTCAAGGCGCTTGCCTTGGAGCTTGAAGCATTCTTGCCCGTTAAAGAGGTTGATTCGTCTTCCCGAATAGCGGAACTCAAGAAGTTTCGAGAGCAGATCGCAAACTAGAAGGAGATTCAGCAAGCTATGAGCAATGTAATCAAGAATTTGCTTGCCCAGTTCGATAAGGATAGCCAGGAGTACGATAACCTCGTAGCATCCGGCACACTCACCGCTGATGAAAAGAAGCGGCTTGACGAGATCCCTAATCGGCTGAGCGAACTACAAAAGGAAATCACCGCAGCGAAAGAAGCTGACGACAAGGTAGCAGCGGCCAAGAACTTCCGAAACGGTCAGGCAAGTATTGCGCCTGTATCGAATCGCACTCAGGCCCTCATGGTCGAGCAGGGCGAAATCAAGGACATCCTTGAAAAGGCGCTTGCTTCGCGCATGACGTGGGAAGGTCGAGCAGGACAGGAGCACTTCCAGAAGACAGCGATGGGCCATTTGGTTGCATCGGAGTCTGAGGGATGGTCTGTTCCTGACGAGAAGTGGAAGAAGGTTTGCGAGCCCGCATATCTCAAGTCTTTCGACAAGATGATGAGAAGCGGTATCGAAAAGGTTGACGCGGCTGACTTTAAGACCCTTTCGGAAGGTTCGGACATCGGCGGCGGGTACTTGGTTCCACCAGAATACATCGCTCGCCTGATCGCCCGCAAGCCATATCCAACGCGCGTTCTTGAGTTCGTGGACGTGATGCCCTGCTCTTCGGATCAGGTCGTTATCCCGCGTCTCAACTACGACAATGACACGGCAGACATCTACTCCTCCGCTGAGCCTCGTATTCAGTGGATCGGAGAAAAGGGTCCTACGCCTTCTCAGCCAGATATGGCATTCGGTGACGTGACGGTGCCGGTCTATACGGGCCAGTTTTACGTCGAAGTGTCTCGCAACTTGACCGAGGATTCGATCATTCCAATTAACGGGATTGTTCAGAAGTTCTCGTCTCAGGCTTACGAACTTGGAATGGATCAGGTCGTGACAGTCGGTGACGGTAACGCGAAGCCTACGGGCATCGTGACCAACGCAGGCGGCACGGGGCTCTACATTCCGACGCAGAACATCGGCAACCCTCCGACCGCAAACGGTCTTACCCAGTTGGTCTACGGACTGCCTCCGCAGTACTCGGACACACCGGGAACTGTTGCTCTAATGAACCGAACGTCGGCATTTGCCAGCTTCGCGCAGATCACAGACGCAAGCGGTCAGTACATCTTCGGATTGGCTCGGTCCAATGGCCCCGAGGGCATGGCGGTCGCTCGAAAGCCGGAACTGTTTGGCTATCCTGTGATCTTCTCCGCGTTCATGGCAAACATCGGCGCTGGGAATATCCCTGTGGCCTTTGGCGACCTGAAAGAGACATATACCCTCTGTCAGCGCGTCGGCCTCACGGTCGAAGCATACGGACAGCAGGATAAGAGCATGTTGCTCGCTAACAAGGTCGGATGGTTGTTCCGATTCCGCGCGGGCGGCATGGTGACTCAGAATCGGGCGACTCACGCAGGCCAGCAATCGTAAACGCTAAGCTAAGGAGAAAGAACTATGGCAATGCCTAATCATCAACTCTTGCCGGGACTTAATCCGCTTGTGCTTAGCACTGGCGTCGTTGCTGGCACTTCGGATACGCTGACTTTCACGGAAGTTAGCATGTCCCCTCAGTACGACGGGCTACTCGTGGTAGCTCTTCTCGGAACGGTCACAGCTACGGGTCTTGCGACCTTACAGGCCAAGGGCTCAAATACGACCGGCGTTTATGGCGCTGGCACGATTGATCTCTTTGACCATGTAGACAGCGGGGTACCAGTTCAAGCGTTCGGCTTCACGGGGGATTCTAATCTTCCGTTGGCTATCGACATTTACCGACCGCTGACCGCATTCGTGCGGGCGCAGATGGTACGTGCGACGGCCAATGTTGTCGTGTCGAGCGTCATGGGCTATCAATACTCTTCGAAGGTTCAGGCAACTGTTCTTTCGGGTGTTGCGAGCCACTACACGGGCGGTAACGGCTGGGACATCGCTTCCAACCCTTCACGGTCGTTGGTCTAAGATCTACAACGGGACGCGTGTTAAAGCGCGTCCCTAACCCATTTCAGAGGTTTTATGAGAACAGAAGTTCAAACAGCCCCAAAGGGCAATTATTTCAAGGTTGACGGAATGCTGAACGGTAAGGCTAGGGTTCGATCAGAAGCAGGGGAAATGATCCTCTTGACGATGGACGAACTTGCGGGTCACGAGCGCAAGAACACCCGGCTAACCACGAACGAATTCGACAGTCTATATCCGCCGATCCAGAGCGCAGGCATACAAACCAGAGCCGGTAACGCGATGGTCGAAGCTGCGTTTCAATCGCTTTCGGATAAGTACGATGCGCTGGAAAGGCGATTCGCGGCACTTGAGGCGAGAGTCAAGTAATGAATGACGGGACGATCCCAGAACAATACAGCGTGACCTTCTGGAGTCCCGTCAACAATCCAGAAGAGGGATTCAAGACTGCTCTGAGAACTGAGATCGTAGAAGTATTTGGACATCCTCCACAGTCTATGTTTGGTCCTTTTGGGCAAGGATTCACGGTCGGAGGATTCTGGTATCCAGTATCTTCAGTTGTCGAAGTTCGTCCTCTCAATGGTGCACCTATGTCAGGTTGCCGTCAGCCTATGGGTTCAGTCCCACCTAAAGACTAATGCCGAAATCGTCACTGCCTACCGCTGCGGATCTGGTTAGCCTCTTTGCTAATCTTCCGCAGCCGATTACGTTACCGGCAGGCTTTGACGCAACTGACATTGTAAATGCGGCTATTTCCGAGTGGAACCGAAGGACACGATATAGGCCATTCTTTCAAACTAGCACTGCCGCCGTTTCTGTGCCATTTGATCCGCCTGGACCAGACCAAAGACACATGACCGTAGGCGGATCGGCATCTTTGCTGCTTCCTAACGGGCTTCTGCGTTGCGACCTCGTAAAGAACGTAGTCAATCCGATTAACGCTGGATCAGGACAGAATCTCGTTTTGTATCAGGATTACTGGCTTCTTCCGACTATCGCGCCAACGCAGGACCCTCCGGAGCCTTGGACAGAGATTAAGTTCAGTTATGTTCAAAGGGGTCTTCCGCAATCCATCGTAGTTACAGGCATGTGGGGTTACTGCAAAGACGAGATGCCTGACGATGCTTGGCTAGCCATGCTCTACATAGCAGCGGCGAATGCGGCCAAGACGGTGTTGCAGGGCATCTATAACTCACCAACGACCGTAAAAGACGGCGATACTTCAATTACTCAGGATAGTTTCCGCGCATTGGGTGACTTCTGGGCATCTTATTCGAATGCGGCTGTATTCCGCTACAGGCTGGCTACCTAATGGGATTGGCTTACTGGCAGAGAGGACCGATGTACGAAAACACGGTCACGGTGTACCGCCCGGTCAAGGACGCTAACAAGAACCCGATTGGAGTCACCTACCGTAGCGGCCCTTATAAGTGCAACTGGCAGGAATCGCCATATTTCGACACGCATACCAGCCCCGCTGGTGATACGAAGATGGAAGACATCTTCCAGGCTAATGGGATTCGGCTCCAATACGACGCCGATATCCAGGCAGGGGACTTTCTGAGTGGCACTACACGGCTCGGCACAACGTTTACCGGTTTCGTTGACGGGGAAGTTCAGCGAAGGCAGCTTTTAGGCTATTCTACATGCAAGGTGGTCCCGATCATCTTGCCCGACATCATCCCGTAGGAGACAATCAAAGACATGGCAGGCGAACTGTTAACAAGGACAATCACAACGAATTCGAGCGGTAACGCTGGGCCTACCATTATTGGCTCCGTGGATCTAGTAGGTAACGAAGGCGTTCCGTTTTCTCAATTGGTCCCTGCATCCACGACTGACGGCGTTTATGCTTGGGCCTTTGCGCATACCCCGTTGCAGTCGATCGATATCAACGCGGCAACCGGCACGGGAGCGACCACGACGGTCAAGTTTTACAATGCGTCCTCCCTGCTTCTGACCGTAGTTCTCGCGGACGGTCAAAATCTCCACTGGGATATTGACGAGTACAACGCAAATGCTACGGTATCCCCGAAGTGGTTCGGGGCATCGGATGTAACGAGCATCAAAGTCACCACTACAGACGCATCGACCGTCAATGGTAATGCTCTCTTGATCGTTTAAGGAAGTCATGGCAAACGAAGAACCGAAACCAGAAGAGACGCAGGAAGACCCCAAGCCTGTTTTCGTTGGCAAGCACACACTTATCGTTACCGGAACGCCTAACGTGGTCACCGCTACAACGGGCCAGAGTAGCAACGTGGGTGGCAACGCAAAGAAACCCGAGTAAATGGGCGCTCTCCAAGACATCATAGATGAGTTAAGGCCGCTGATCTTCTTAGCGTTTGAGATGACCGAGTTGACGGACCCCGAAAAGATGAATTTCTTTACGGCGGTCCAAGGCGCTGTGCAGAACTTTCCGCAAGAGGTTAGGGCGGATGCGATCGAGCTTCCGTGTGCTGTCTTGGAGATAGGGACTTTCACGGCTGACACTGATTTTGGCGTAGATAATCCAAACCTTAAACGATTCTCAGTCTGTGTGCATAAGGTTGTCAAGCAAAGCACGACCGGAAACCAGGATGCTGTAAACGACAGCGTTTTGAGTCTTGGCTACGTGATGGATAACACCGAGACGTTCAACCACTTCCAAGTCATGGAGCCCGGCATGATTCAGAGTGATATTGACTCGCCAATTAACGCTCTTTTGGTCGGATCTAAGAACCCAATTGTTAGTGCTTGCGTTCGTTGGGACCCTGGCTTTTCCTGTCAAATCATCCACACATGAAAGACCTTGCGCAACTGGAAAGGGACCTCGGGAAGTTTGAAAGACTTCTTGTGTCTCAGGTTGCTCCAAGAGCAAATGCGCGGATAGCAAAGAAAGTCATCATTCTAGCCAAGCACTATTCAACCGGCACGTTTAGTCTCGCACAGCTTGCCCAAATGGGGCATCCCTACGGTAAGGGTTTTGCGAGGTTCACGGCCAAGAACGGTGGAAGCTTCGGAGCCGTTAAGTATCGTGGCGCTATTCCTTACGGCAATGCAGCGATCATTAACAGGCAGTCTGGATCGTTTTACGCTTCGTGGATTGTGCAGCGAGCAGCGAGTGTACAGGGTGCTCCTGCTATCATGGTAATCAACGTTGCGCCTTATGCTTCGTTTCTCCAGGATGGAACGTACAAAATGGTCAAGAGGCCCCTTGATTTGGCGCTAGAGCAGTATGTACAGCAAATAGGACCCGGAATCTTTCAGGAAGAGTTTTCAAAGGCTTGGGATGACTGCTTTAATAGGAACTAACGATGGCTAACACAACTGCACCGAAAAACTACCTTGTAGGTAAGGACCTCAAGGCACTACGCCTGTTTGTTGGAGTGCAGAGAACAGTCGCTCCCTTCACTGTTACATGGACTCCCGTAGGCTATCTCGATGCCACAAACTCGACCGGTTCGGTTGACTACGTGCGATGGGGATACGAATTTCAGAACGATCTTGTTGCGAGCGTGGACGATGTGTTCGCCAACTACGAAACGGGACTCGTGGATTTCCAATGCACGGTAGGGGAGATCTTGAAGAAGGGCGGCACGGGCAATGCCAATCTTCTTGAATACATCACCGCGAATGCCGTTTCTTCGGGCTCTCCTTTAGTCATGGTCCAGATCATCCGCACGAACCAGGGATCGGGAGGTGGAAGTATTGCTTTCACTAGCGGAACCTCGACGATCAATCTTGCCTATCCATCGGGAACCGAGATGATCGTTATGCTGGGCACGATTCGAAGTGAGACCGATGGAATGGTCACATACATCAAGAACGCCGCAGAGATGACTCTAGCACCCAAGAACTGTGATCCTAACTACGGGCCGCTCACCCTGTGGCAATAAGTCTATGATTAACTTTAACAGCTACAAACCTAATCCGCGCGTCTACTCGCCCGTCACCGTGACCGATCCAAATATCACGGGAGAGGACGGCAAGCAACTGCCAATCCAGTTACAATTGCGAAAAACACTCCAAGCGGAAGAAGACCAGGCGTCCATGCGAGCCGATGAGTACAACGCAAAGTACATCACCGGTGGCTACCGGGATGCTTTGGGTAACTGGGTAAAAGAGCCTCAGATTTACATGCCTTTTCAGGACCTGGCTACAGCCAATGGCGAAGGCACGGTACCGGAAGCCCCTCCACTTGGTTACGGTCTGCTGATACGATGTGCGAACATTGAGGCGATGCAACCCGAGTCGAACCGCTACTCAATGGATCAACTACTCGTAATGAGTGTCGTAGCTCCTATCGGTTTTTCGTCTTTGGTGCAGAAGGCTAACGAGATTGCGAGCGGAGTACAAACCCAGGGAAACGCATCGGCGGGGAGTTAGGAGAGGCTAGAGACTTTCTTCTTGCTCATGGATTCCCCGACCCACTCCCGACGATAAGCTTTCTTGATAAACTCGACTACATTTGCGCTTGTTTGGAATGCCTTACGAGGGGAAGGATAGGCAGACCGCCTATAAGGCTAGATGCCTCGTGGGTGACCGAACAATACGATGCTTTGACGCTTGCCGAAGAAGATGAAGACTCAGACGATTTCAGCAGAATCAGTAAAATAGCCGAGAGGCACCAAGGCGTAGAGATTCCGGTGCTGGTGGGATAAATGGCGCAAGGATATCAGACAGGAATCAGCCCGGCAGATTTTAACGCCGTCGTCGAATCGGTCAAAAAGTACCGGCAAGAGATCAAGGGTGCGACCGGCGATGTTAAGGCGTTCAATCAGGCCCAAGGTAGAGGGAATGGTTCATCCACGACCTTGGGCGGTCGAAGTGTCTCCCAAATCTCTGGTGGCTCGGATTTCATAGGGCCTAAACCGGCTACTGCTTCTCAGATCGCAAGGCAACTCAAATCCGAAGAGGCAACAGAAAGAAGGACGCGAGAGCAGTTCTTCCGAATGTGGGACAGGCGGTCTAACGAGATATCGAGACCCAAGACCCAAGCGGAAAAAGAACGGGAGACATTTCTAACCTCTCGAATTCTGCCCGATGGAGCGCTCTCTCCAATTGTCGGAAAGGCTCTAGCGTCTGGCCTTGGCGGAGTTGGCAAATCAGGCGGTGGCGCGGGAACGTTCTTGGCAAGCGCGGCAGGCGGTGCCTTAGCAAAAGATGGAATGGGGATTGCCGCTAGGGGTATTTCTTCGGTTCTTGGCTATGCCCCAGGATCGGTAGCGGCTGGTGAAACTGCGTTCTTGGTCGCAGCAGCAGCAGCGGCCGCTCTGCCTATTATCATTGCCGGTGCGGCTGGCATCGGAGCCATTGCTGCGATTTACGAGACTGCGGGTACTTTCCAGGCCCGAAACGCTCAGTTTTACAAAGGCGGTGGATCTCAAACAGACATCGGCCAAGCATTAAGCCTTGGCGGTCCAAACGGGGGAGATAAGGCCCTTCAATTCGGATCTTTCCTACGCGGCGGCGGGTACGGGGCTGCTTACTTTAGATCTAAGGGCATTACGGATCTGGGTGATTATTTCACGACGAACAAGTCTAGAAACTATGTTTCGGCACTCGATGCGCTCAGAAAGATCCGCGATCCAGAAGAGAAGATTAGGATTGCTCGGGGCTCGCCCTTAGAAGAAGACCTTTGGAAAACAGACCTGTCTCCTGATGCCTACAACGCCCTTAAAAATAGCATAGGTGGCAATTCTCAGGGTGCTAACAGGACTTCAAACGAACTCGCGGCGAAGAAAGAAACTTTTCTGAATCATCTAGGGAATTCGTGGAATCTAGCAACGATTGGGCTCGGTTCTATCTTTAATGACATTACGAGCGGGGATGCGCGAAGAACCGTTAAGGGATTCTGGAATGCCTCCGGTCCAGGCCTGTTACTTAATGCTGGCGATTACTTGTATAAGCTTTTCACGGGCCAAGACGTATCGTTCAACGACGGCGAAGGCCCGGAGAATAAGACAGGTCAAGCGAAGGGATTCAACGGAAAGAGATATGTCAACAGGACGTTGAAGGACGGTCCCGATTGGGTCAATGCGGATCGCAGGGCGCGTGGCGCTGTACCTCCCGGAATGATCGGTCAGGCTGTTGATACTCAATTCAACTTCGATAACATCAATCTAGGCGGCATTTCGGCGGCTCCTCAATGAGCACGGGCACAACTCCGGGCCGTTTGACGGTTCTTGAATTGAACACTCCTGTAACGATCTGCATGCAGGGGTTGTGGTTCAACGACCTTACGATGGCGAGTATTTCCTATGGGAAGATCAGTACCAACGGGGACGGTACCTCCTCGGGGACGCCGGGGCATCCAAACGGAAACTATCGGATGCAGTTCTTCGATCAGATTGGATGGAAGAACCAAGCATATCAGGAGACACTAAGTTTTACGCATGAGACCACGGCCACGGATACACAGGATATTCCAGGTACGTGGGCATCTACGGGCGCTTCAAGCGGTTTTCTGAGCCAGGATGCACATATAACCCCTTCGTGGCTCACGGGGATCGGCGCAACGACCTCAGCGCCAGGTCCAAATGATCAATTTAACCAAAAGAGCGTGATGGCTGGTATTACCATCGCCCAAAGAAACGCAGGGGATCAGGCATCCTATCCATCCGTCGTGTCTCCAGGTCTCGATACCCCGTTAGTCACGATGGACCGGGTTTTTACCGGATCGAGTCCGCATCAGCCCGATCAGGATATGTGGGTAAGGCTGCTCACCCCGAAAGGAAGCCCCTACCAGTCAGCCCAAGCCCTGATGATCCTGTATTTTTCAGGGATGCCGACTGTATTAAGATCCGATGGCGCGAATCCAGGAAACGGACAGTACACGCTTGTCTTTTGGGGGGACGGAACGGCGTGGCTCATGGAGAACGTCGGTCTAGTTGCAGGTCAGCCAGGCTGGGTTTTTCGGCATAACTTTCTTTGGTCGCCACCTCAGAACGTAATGGGCGCGTTGCACATGATCCACGTGCATCAAGACGCCTATATAGATTCAAGCGGCAATTGGCACGGAAGCAAGATCCAGGTAGGTCTAGCGACGACATTCAATGCAATAGGCGCGGTTGTAGCCACTGCGGTGGATATCCTGAATCCGCAGTATGCGACCTATAACGTCATCCAGTATTCCCCGGCACAGCCAAAGCTTATTCCTGCTCGCCTAGACGTGCGAAGGGATCTGTTTGTTAATGTTAGGCTACAGACATCGAAGTATTTCCAGACCGGGTACCTAGTAACTGCGACTCAGGCGACCCCAGGCTTTGAGCCGAGAGACCCGCTAGGTTCACCTACATCTACGCTGCTTCAAGTGGCGTTCTATGGATCGTTTCCGAATCAGTTGTCCACGATCAAGGTTTATGAGCTTGCCAGCGGTCTTCCGTTAACTCAGCAGGGCATAACGAACTATCCTGACGGGTCTGTTTGGGCTAATTTCGTTTGTCCGTTGAACGCAACCACGACCGAGACCAAGTTTTACGCGATTCTAACATCTCAGGCGAGCGCGGATAGTCAGAAAACGCCGATTGTAAACCGCTGCACCTTCTATCGCAAGACCATCGGAGAGACCTCGATTCCTGACGTGATTGAAGTGCCTATTCTGTCCTCAATCAGCATGAGCGGTTCGGACAGGGACTTTACGCATGAGACGGCAACCTTCGTTATGCCCGACCCGAACGGTGTTTTGGACCCGATTTTGACGGTTCAGGGCGGCCAAACCTACCGGGTAAAGACCTACTACGATCCTCTTGATCGCACAAAGTTCAGTTATCTCCAGACGGGGCGACTCGTGACCGCGAAAAGGGTAACGCAGGGCAACAAAAACTCTTCATATCCGAATTACGGCATCTATCAGGCCACGGGAATAGGCGAATGGAGCACATTAGCTAAACGAGTCACCTACTACGTCCTGAATTTCGGTGCTGACACAAGCGGAAACGGGAAGCCCTGGAAGGTAACGGATGCTTTAAGGGCTCTTTTCCGCGCTGCTGGCTACCTAGACACCCAAATTGATGTTCCTGACCTGTCAATCAGATTTTTGACCGGCAACAACTCAGGAAATACCTTCCAATTAGAATCCTACACGCCGATCGGGCCGGTTATCGCCCAATATGCGAGAGATTGGCTAGGCGCTTTCGTCCGGTGGGACCCGAATTACACAAATGGGGGCGCGTTGGACGATACAAGCGGTTGTTGGCGTGTGATAGTGCCGCCTTCACCGAATGGAACCAATCGAGACGGGTTGCCGGGTTATAACTATCTTTGCCAGTTCCTGACCTCTCCCCCGGTCGGCTGTGCGGGATTGATTTACCCGCCGATCATCTCTTACAACCCTGATGGGTCGGATATGGCCCAAGCACCCGCACGAAAGCACTCCTTTTCGACCACGATCATCCCGCCTCTTGGAAATTGCGTCTGTGTTACCGGTGTGGGTCAAGCGGGCTCAATTCTTGGTCAAGGAACGAAACAGTTACAGGCAGTCGCCCATAACTGGGCCGCTGCGAACTTTGGGCAAAACGGCGTAGCGGACCATCACCCCTTACCAGACCCGACGAATCCAGATTGGACGGACGGCATACCGAACCTGATCTACTACTCTGACCCGGCTCTAATCACTCAAGAGGCCTGTAATTTCGTTTGCCGACGCATCTATGACTTCTCTTGTCATGCCCAAGAGTTCGTTATTTTGGAAGCTCCACTGATCTTGATCGCTCCGCCTGCCGGTGACAGAAAATGGATTCGCCCGAGACCCTTAGCCTTCGGAGATCCTGTACTATTGAACGGAAAGCCGTATTTCATTTGGTCGGCACCTTCGGGTAAATGGTGGGAAGGCAAGGGAAATCAGCAGCAGGCCATGTATGAACTGAGATCCGTACCGGCCTTGACTGCATCGTCTACTCACAGTGGGACGGACGAACAATGGAGGGCGCTAAACGCTAACGTATCATGAGATCATTAGGAGTCGTTCGAGCTAACCGCATGAAGCGGCAGAAAGAGGATATGGCTGTGCCAAATCGACGGGATGCCTATGCCGCCCAGAAGAAGCAGATTTCCTATAATGAGATTTTGCAACTCACAGTTGAACAGACTACTCCTCTTCAAAATGCCGATGGCTCATTCCCATTTTTGAGCGGATTTGATAGGTTCTAATGCCGGTCAACACCCAGAGAACGCGAAGTATTTCTTTTTCTGGCGCGTTTGAGATTCCTAATGTCACCCTTCAACTCAATCCGACGCCTATAACAAGTGAGCGGTTCTCGGTTGAGATAGCCGGATTCTTTGGCCAGCTTGCGCCTTTTGGTCTTTTGCCCGGTGGTACTACGATATGTGGCTTCGTGGTCAACGTATCAAGCCATTTTGGAAGCACGGATCTTTGGCTAGATTCCGCTTCTGTTAGTGCCTGCGGGAACACGGCAAGCACCACCGCTGCGCAACTTTTACCGGGCCTCTCGGGGACCTTCGATTTCTCCGTGGATGTTGAAGAGGTTTCGACTTACAACGCAGGACACGGAAGATGGGGAACCGAGTGGGATTTGCAGGATCAAGCGATTAAGCTTGGGGCTGTTACCGGCTCCCTGACCATAGGATCGCTGACCTTGGATTGTTCTGGATTTGTGAGTAGTTCGTACAATTGGCCACTGAGCACAATAAACGGCCATCTTGCGCAGATCGGCTACGCGATGGAGCCAAGCACCCAGGTCTTAAGCCCGTCGACGTTAGACGCAGCAATAACCGGCACCGTTATGGGCCAGGCGATGGAATGGGCCTATCATCAGGTTTTCACTAGCCCTATCGCAACGGTGGATTTGTCGGGAGGGATCGCGTTTTCACTCCCCAAAGCTGGCGGCGGGATCAATGTAGATTTCAATTTCCAGCCGACAAAGCAGGCAACGATCAGCGGCCAAATTAACACTTTCGATGTGATCGACCCGGCGAGTTTAATCAAGGAATGGAGTGCTCCCGATGTAGTTCCGGCAGTCTGGCATCCTTTCAATTTCGGAGACACGATCAGTCTTCAAAATGCCTGGGTCAATATCCTCCGATATTCCACGACTAGCGGAATCGGTGGCGATGTGACGCCCGCTGCTTTCCCAGGTTTCCAGCAAACAGATGGCAACGGAATCATCGCGAGGATCAACCCGCAATCCTTGACGAATTCAGGTGAACTGCATAACAACGTATGGGATCTAGCCCTGAACGCAAGGCTCAAGCCCTTCAATGCCCTAACGATCTGGCAAGATGCATCATTCACGCTTGATGCTTGCATGTCGGTCTTTCAATGGTCGGCTAATGTGTCGCTCTCCGGTGGATTCTTGCAAGTCAATTCGGCTTCTATGAGCGGAGTGGCTACCAAAGACTGGAGAATCGCAGGAAAACCCAAGAATACGGAAGGGTACCGATACCTTGAAATAGACATCGAGCCGAACGGAGCCGGGATTGCGTGGGCGGCTTCAACCGCCTATATCGTCAACGACTTCGCAACGAATGGCGGCAACCTTTATAAATGCACGACGGCTGGTACTTCCGCGTCTTCTGGTGGACCATCGGGAACAGGCGGCGCGATCACTGATGGTTCAGTCATCTGGGCTTTTCAGTCCGCATGGGCGCTTCCGATCCAGATCTACGGGCAAGCGTTTACGAACGTCTATTACTGGCAATATCAGGCGAATCTAGGCGCTAAATCCAGCGTGACGACCCTTCGATATGATCTGATGGCACCGAACGACAGTAACTACCCGTTTAAGTCGAATTTCTTCCGTAGCAGGGTGCTTGATTGCAAGACGGCCATCAATCCCATAGGCCCCGCAGAGGGTCCAGGATGGGGCATCGACGGCTTCTTGACCATGAAGCTGAATTTCCCAACAAACACAGGAACCTACCAGATCCGGGAGATTCGATTAGTCCGAGATTCAGCGCCACGAATGACGTTTTTGCAGTCGGATCAGACACAAACGAATACTTATCAGAACGACCAGTCCGAGACTTGGGGTGGCTTCAATTATCTAGAGTTCGCACTAGGGGACACAGACGGCAAAAGATCCTTAGAGATTTGGGATATGACGACCAATAATGCTCCAACGGGAGTAAGTCCAGGGCTCGGGACGTTCAGCAATAGGGCGAACCTCATAAACGGTTGGAACGTCACGCCCAATGCCTCTCTCGCGGATCTTTCGAGTTGGTACGGATCTTCTTGGCTCCTGTCTAACTTGTGTGGCGCAGGAACGATTTACACGGGCGGAGCGGTGGGAGATCTGTGGCTTGATAAGCCCCTGAACGTGAACCCAACCCAACTCCAATATCAAGCTCGGGCTGCTGCAGTCATGATTACTCCCCAAGCCGGAAATATCAGTGGTGGCGCGGGGTTTGGGGCTGCGTTCGGATATAACACGGTCGAATTTCTGAGGCAGAGAGTTACCGGAGTAGCGATAGATACCACGCAACAACCAATCTCAGGGCATACAGTGAGTGAGTCGGAAGTAGTTTCAGGAACAGCGTCGGGAACGGGAGTTACGAATAGCGCGGGCCGATTCTTGACTGGTGCAGTTTACGCCAAGACTGTTCCCCAGCAGAAGGCCGTCCTTTCGGGCGTAGAGGCCTTTTCGGGAACTCTCTCATTCATCGCTCAGCCTAGAGCCACTTTGAGATTTGGCTACTTAGGAAAACCGGGGGTACCGGGCCAAGGCTGGCATATGCAAGACCCTTGGGCCAGGTTGCATCAGTCCGTAGTGTCTGCCGGTGACGTTTGGTATCGAAGGTCTGCTTTTGCACTACCCGCTCCTAATTGGCTCTACTACAATCAGGTGACATCTTACGGAGATGTTGTTTCCGCTAGAATGGAGTATGCGCAGATAGATCAGCGGGTTTATCTGTACATTACAAGGCTCACAGCGGGCGTTTACAGCACTTACGTGGCCTATTCTCAGTCGCACGGTCAAGATTGGAGCACTCCGACACTCTTCATGGCAAATGCACTTGGCGCAACCCCGTTTATGGACTCAGACGGCTATTTCGGCGTCTGTTTCTTTAAGTACGACTCTGGCTCATCAGGTCCAGGAACCATGTGGATCACGAAAGGTTTAGATCCAACATCTTTGTCGACGCCTTATCAAATGGTAGACAGTTCGAATAACCCTCTTCACATTGCGGATGGCGGTTGGTCAAACGTGGTTCCAGCTGCGACGAATCAGAATTCAATGACGTTCTCTCCGACGATTCAGGGTGAGACAGAACCTTCTATGTGGTATTCGAACGACATCAACCGCAAATCTTGGACCCGTTACTGAGATAGAAACCTATGGCATATAACTTAACTTCCGCAGATCTTCCGGTACCAATTGGGCCATCGGTCGCTTATCTCCGATCTTCTTGTACGGATTCCTCAACGTCTGACCCGGTAGACAATGCCTTTTCGACTGGCGATTTTGCCGCCAACATCACTGAAAAACTGAACTGGATGCTCTCGGTTTTGACCGTGGTCGGCTCATATCCTGCGGGTATGTTCGGTGTGGCATCGGGGCTCAAACTGTACACTGCCTACGATGCAGGTGTGACATATGAAGTAGGCGATTACGCTTCTGATTCAGGTGTCGTTTACCAGTGTATTTTGCAGTCTGTGGGGCATACTCCCCCGAATGTCACGTATTGGGCGGCTACCGATCTTCTGCCAGTCACAGACCTGAATATCGGCATTGTCGATGGCGTTGCGGTGGCCTATTCTTCCCTCGAATTCACTAACGATCTTCTCACGCTTCCAGATGCGACGGCGACGGTGTTTGTTTGGCTCAAACTTGGAGAATGGAATCCTCTAACTAAATCGGCGGGGACTCTCGATTTCACGACTACGATTACTCCCCCGGCCCTTAATTCCGTGCTGCTTGGATACTGCGCGACGGCGGCGGGAGTGATAACGCCGGGAACAATCAACTATCTCGGTCGAATGACGCCGAACGGAAATCTCTGGGAAAGAACGACCGCTGACATCGGTGCTCCTGTCGATACCCCAAGTCCTGATACCTTCTTTTTGACTCACACTCAGGCGGGGACTTATTTATGGGTGAACGGCACCTATCAATCGGTCGGAACATCTTCGACGACGGCAACAACCGGAACTACGATCACCTTAACAACCGCTGATCCTTCGACACAAGCGATTTCTCTAACGGCAGATACGGACATCACGCTTCCCGCAACACCGACAGCGTTCGGGATGATCGCCAACACGACCACGATTGCGCTCGGTTATGTGCTGACCGTAAAGGATTCAACCGGGAGTTACACCTACGCTACTATTAATCCCGGAGAGTTCATAAATGTGTCTCTGATCGTTGATCCGATGACTGGGGCCTTGTCTTATCAGCCCGTCTACATCCCCACTAACGGAGTCACCGCAAATTACGTCCTAGACACCCAAACAGGAAGCGTGACAGGCGGATTCTTACTCACGATCAACATATCGAGCAACGGTGGTCCGGTCATCATCATGGTTGCCGAAGACACTGCAATAGGGCTCATGCCTATATCTGTGACCTGCGGCGGTGTGCCGATGACTGCCGGTCCGGGATCTGCGGGAGGCGTTACCTTTCTTTTTAGCTACTATCTGTTGAATCCACCGGTCGGCGTGATCCCGGTTGTCTTTAACTTGGGGTCTGGTTCGAATAACTTCGCAGGCATCGTGCGATCTTTGAACGCAACGGCTACTACAACTCTCGGAGATTCAGATAACCATCAGGGCACCGGTACGACCAATTCACTTGTCCTCGATTCGGGAGTCGGAAGTATCGTCCTGGATATGATCGCAGTCGCAACAGGTCACACGGCTACGACAAACAAGACGCCCGATGGCTCGCCGGTCTCGGTCGGGGCATTGGTTATGTACTCTGCTGAGGCTTACGGATCAGGCGGCACAACGAGCATGGACTACACAATCGCCGCGTCGGGAACTTACAACCATTTAGCGGTCGTCTTTGAGGCGTAAATCTAGCTGACCCTTGCAAAACTTCTGAATCTGGTTTACACTAACACTGATTCCAAACCCCTCACGCTCCGTTCGCAAAGCCTCAGTGACGATTTGCCTCGTTTGCTGGGGCTTCTTTTTGAATCTGGTTTGACGTTTAAGCGGCAAACCTACATAATAGGAGTATGCGACGACTTGTACAGTTTTTGATCCGCCGAATTCATAATATGGCGTTATCGTTGAAAGTTCGGTGCTTTCCGATAACGGCTGATTATGAGATTCGGCGGAAGGTGGAAGCATCCGGCACTCCTGTAACGGAACTTGTTCCGGGCGCGGTTAGCGGGCTATCTCATCTTCAAGCGCCTGAATCGTTGGAAGAGGCGGTAGCTTTGGCTAGGGCGGCAGCGGCAGGGTTTACGCCACTTGACCCTAATGCAGATGGCATCAAGGTCAATTCAACCGATCCTTGGTCGATAACGTTCACTGCGCCGTGTCTTTTTGGACGGCTAGAGACCATTCAGCAATAAAGTGCTCACCGTTATACAGGCGGAATATAAAATTGCCCGAAGTTTCGAAAGTGAATGAGTCGAGTGTTAATCCGTAGGCGATCGGGGATTTATATGGAAGTTTCAACGCGCCTGTATTGAAGCAGTGCTGTTCTTCACCGTTCGGACACTGACAGGTAACGCGGAACAGAAATATTCTAGGTTCAACAATCGCATTTATCGCGAAGTGAAGCGGCATCGAGTACGGAAATTCGGGAACGGCTAGACCTGATATCTGTCCGACAAAAGTGGCAGACAGCATGTCTCCATGATATGTGTTGCAGATGTAGAACATCGGCGGGGTTAAAAGCTCCTGAAGAACTTCGGGGATTTCTTTATTCATTTTCTTCCTTGGCGTCAAACCCCCAAAATTTGGTAGTGGCGGGGGTTACGCCTTCTGCATTTTAGCGGCTTTGGCTGAGTTCGTGTCCGAGCTTGCCTCGGTCCGAACTCTTGAAGCGTTGTATGTTGCCAGCATTTATTCACGAAAAGACTCGGTGTCTTTTGTGAGTGCCGCTAGGCGAATTCATAACCGAAGGGGGTTATGCGAAAGGATGGTTCGTGCCTTTGCGAAGCGAACGTATAACCCGGATTATGAGATTCGACGCTCTTATATCAGAGGACCACCCGCCGAACCGAAACGCAGTTTCGGATTCCTATTGACGGGGAAGACGCCGAGCGAAGCCAGTTAGACCGGCAACGATTTTGTTCAGACTTTGTTAATCAAGACTGTTTATCGTTGTAACCGTGTAAAGGGGATAGACTAGAATAAGAAAAGCCGATCCGAAAGGATCGGCTAGACAAGATCATTGCGGGATCGAGTCCGACAACAGTTTACTTTGCTGGAGGCTCCGACCGTGATTCATATCTCTATCTTCGACATTAGAGGTTGCCGCTAGATGGCGACTAATTCAGGAACGATCAACGCGGCCAACGCGGCATCTTTTCCGGCCTGGACCCCTGGCTCTTACATGCAGCTATCAGGTGTAGGCCCTGGCGTTCAGTCTGTTACATTCACGATGCAGGCTAGTTCCACATGGTCAGGAACCTTGCATGTTTATTCGTCTCCTGATGGACTAACGGACGCTCAGATACTGGACACTCTTGTCTATCGGTGGGATACCGGAACTTACGGAGCCATCGCAAGCGGCGTTAATGCAATCTACACGGTTAACGTTCCTCCCGGAACAGTTTTCCTAGGCGCATCGGCTTGGGTGTCGGGCCTTTTAGTCGCTCAGCTTACGAGCGGTCCAGAATTCATGCCAACCTATGCGAGTGGTACGCCTCCCCTCCCTACAGGA